TATCACTAAGCGCATATGTTTGATCACCAAGTAAGGTTGGGACATACGCAGGGTACAATCCTAATTTTGTAGGAGTTGGAGGAATAAAAGATCCGCGAGTATCAAAATATTGGTCAATTACAAGTTTATCACCTGGATATAATATAATATTTTGATTTTTAATATTAGTAGTCAGCGTACCGTCAATTGTATTGATATCATAATCAACTGCAAACGTTAACAATATGCCGTTTAGGTACACATATATCCCTGCAATAGACGGTGAGTTTGGATCAAAAGCTGTTGATAACGCAAACGTCGTATTGTTTGATCCTACTGGAATGATATATGAGATAGTCTTTTTGTTCGGACCAGTAGCCAACATGTCAGACAAATAATAAGCATTTTGTGCGGTTTTATTGCTGTTCAATTCTTTTAAAACTTCTTCAAGATCTGCGGCCGCTGCCTTATCAAAATTAATTAATGTCTTTCCTGTGTCATACTTCTGATAGCCACTAAATTTTTCTGTTATCTTGTTGATTAAAGATAATTTAAAATAGTTGTATGCTTCGGCTGATTTATCAATGGCATCAATAACGCTATTAGTTTTCTTTCCAATAAACATCATTGCAAACGCAATTGGATTGACTCCATTAGCTACCAAACGTGTGCTTGTTGCCATGTGCTGTGCTAAATCTGACAATGTAAATGTGTTGATGTTTCCGTTTAAAGGATTGTTAGTTAAGCTCAGAGGTAAATCATAATAGCCAGTGCTGTTACGTTCAATTGGATTATTGACTAAATTACCCCAAACATTGGTCAATTCGTTGTCTACTAAAATATAAGTTTTATTTGCAGGAATAATACTTGTTGAAAAATTAGTGTTAGATATTGTTATTGCAGATTCTGAAAAATAATTTTCAAATAAGAACGATCCCACAAGATTTAAATTTCTATATGACAGCTTCAATTTTAAAACAGGATCTATTGGATTTTTGTCATCAATTCGATATCCAAAAATCTTATTGCCATAAAAGTTAGTTTGGTATACTACGTTATTGGTTAGACTATCGCCGTTCTCGTCAAATAAATCAAACAACGGAGCTTGATTTAAAAACGTATGCTGTTGTGAGTATTTCCAATTAGTTCCATCAAAATGCCACGTGGTTCCGCCGTTAGTATCTCCTTGAATAGCCAATACTGATGCCCCGTCAAACGGCACAGCATCATCATCAGGCAAGAGACTTATACGCTCTGTAGTATCTTGTATTGTTACAATGTCGACCTTGTAAATTTTGTTTCTTATAGTTAGGTCAGATGCGGCTGCAAAAATAATACGTTGACCGTATTGGAGTTTTACCCCGTCAATTTTTACTGTGGTTGAACGAGTGGATTTATCAACCATTGATCCCGATATACTAGTGCTTCTGGCTGAAAATTCAGCGCCACTACCAATATCAATAAATTGCATTTGATTTCCAACTAGGTTTCCACTTAATGGTGATGATACACTAATTGTAAACGGTCCTCGGCCGACACCGGTGATAGATGTGACTCTAGTTCCAGCAGTGACTCCTTGACCAACTAACCTCATACCAACAAATATATTCTTATTTGTTGTAGTGTTGACTACAAATGTATTATTGGTATTAGTTGTAACAGTAATAGTCTGAGCAGTGGCAGTAGTAATTATTAAATATGGATTAGCATAGCCTGCTCCTTCATTTGCCACAACAATTGAATCAATTGTACCTGTTGCAGTATTAATTGAATATCTAACAGATGCTTGTGTTAAATCTGCCGATGATGTATCAGGTGGATTTACAGTAATAGTAGCACCGAGAGAATAATTAGATCCAGAATTTAAAATACCAACGCCACCCAATCCGTCGCCGTTTGCAAAGAATGGATCTGTTGAGGTATAATCAATTAGATCAACTGGCTTCATTGCAGTGTCGCCATAATTATATAATTGTATGTTAGGATTAAATTCAATAATAGGTCTTACTGCACGTTGAGACGCTGGCACATCACAAGACTCTCCATTGACCTTTGCACTAGTTAATAATACATCAAAACTAACCCATCTATTATATCTAGACCAAGAATTTTTATCATCACTGGCTCTGCTAATAGTGACATATTCTGGCACCAATGGCATGTTTCGGTTGTTATCAAAACTGTATGTGTCAAAATTATCAGCGTCAAATAAATCTATGCCAGGTGAGGCAAAGGCTTCTGGAGTAATTAATTCATCTATTGGAATTAATTTGATAGCTTTACCGACACCTTCAACAAAAAATTCTTTAAACCGGTATTCTTCCTCCACGCCTTGGCCGCTAAATGATATCAACATACCATTTTGTAACGGTACAGAAAATTCCCCGGCACTTAATGTTGCTGTAGATTTTCCAATAATTAATGTTGCAACATCTAATTCGTCTTGATCAAACTCTATCAGTTTTGGGCCGACTGGCATCCAATAATAATTCTGATAATTTGTTAATTTGTCCCAATCAATTTGTGGCGAGTAAGAATAAGAATAACTTCTAAATAATCTATCAAAGTTATCAGCATATCCTCCTTCAGAAACTATTTCATTGGCTAGATCATCAATAGCAGTTACCGACTTTATGGTACCACTAATATCACTAGTTACCATTGCCGGAGTCAATTGATATGCTTGACGCAGGCCACTTGATTCTTGGATGTATGGATCACCAGGTTTCATGTTGGTACTTTTGTTATGTCTACATAAGGAGTTGATGATGTAAGTGTAACAGTTTGTGTATTTGCAAAATATTCAGATATTGTTGTGCGAATTATTTCTGATTTTGGAATTGGACTAAAACTGCCTTGTCCAGCATACTGCCAGTTACCACCGTTTTCAGTACTATAAAATACATGACTGGTGTTATCTAATATTAATTGCGGGGACACAACAATCTTTTGGCCGCCTTGGCCTGATGAATTTGCATCAGCAATACCAAATACTGAACCTATATCGTTTAGTAAGGTTCCCTGTCCAGTAAATACTTTTTCATAGATTGTTTCAACATATTGATTAACACCATCAGAATATAAAGTACATTCATAATCATACGCAGGGATTGTTGGAGTCAAATTACGTTTAACATAATGACTTCCTTGAAATCTCATTCTAAAGAATTTAAAATTAGCAATGGTGCCTTGCTCAATAAAAATACCAGGATTTTCGCCTGTATCTAAAGGTTGTCCGGATGTACCGTAACCTTCCCACAGGTCAGTATACTCTGCATAGATAGCTGGATGAGATAATACTCCAACGGTTACCGGAGTCCATAATGAATCACCACCACCAAACGTCAAATATCCATTGGTACCGACCCATACTTGATTGAACTTGGTACCAAACATATTCCACTCAAACCCCAAATCGTAAGGTCCTTGATATGAGTCATCTTGTTGAAAAGATGCAATTTGTGAAAATGCACCTTCTTTACGTGGAGCAATAGTCTCAGTAGAAAAATACGGACCAGTGGCTGTTTCTGTAGCAGTAATATCAATAGAACTATAAGTTGTTACAGATGCTGTTGATGTAGTGATAGTATATTTTATTGGAGGTTGTTCTCCAATAAAAGCATTTAATCGTTCTAATTTAGGTTGCTGAATTAGTTGATCAATTGTACTTGCTAAAAACTTTGAATTTTTACTTGTTTGAAAGTAAACGGGTAGTAAGCTAGCTGACTGAATTGTTGCTGTTGACATTCTTATATTCCATTCAATTGTGTAGCTGTGGCGGCGTTAACAATCTGTATATTGTCTGCCATAGCCCCACTAATGAAAATTTCGTTAGTTTGACAAGCGACTTCGTATAAATTACCAAACCCGCTTGAATTTGGAACTACAATAAAATTTGTAATATCTGGTGTTAATGAATTCATTATGTATGTTGACAGTTCGCTAAAATAAAAACTTTTTCCAAAATCCCAATTCTCCAAAGAGAAAAATCTATTAATACCATCAAGTATTTGCGATTTAATTGCGGTATCACTTAAAGTACTGGTAGCACTTTTTACAGCTTTAAATGTAGCCTGTAAATTTGTTGCGGCGGCGGTACCAAACAATATTTTGTATTGTGCTGGTTGATAAATTATTTGATCACTAATAGTTTTAATTGGATCTAAATCGGCGGCATAGTTATTTTCTAATGATCTAGTTGTAGGAGGCAACGGTTTAGTTCCAGATCTAGTGGCCAGCCAATTTCTAAAGGCTGCATCATAATCAGCAGTCAACATATAGATATCAATAATATTACTCTTGGCAGGATCAATCCTAACTTCGTTACTAGGATTATGCTGATACTGGAATTTTAACTTTGATCTACCTGGTAATATCATGGACATATTATTGATCATTACTGTTGATGTGTTCAATAAATTATTTTGATCAAATCCTACTATTGTGTTAAATATATCTGGGTTGGCTATGTAACTAAATTGCTGACTTGACTGATTTTGATAGTAACTAACTTCTACTAACGAAGGATCAATATAGCCATCAGGTTGCACTAATGAACTATTAATCTGCCATTGGAAATCATTTGGCAATGCATATCCAGTAACAGTATTTGGATTAATAGATAAGATATTAATTTTATCTTTAACCACAGTGTTGTTTATATAATCAAAGTTAATTGACGATGAATCTATATAAAATCCAGTTTGTGCGGCACTTTGGAATATGTATTGAATATTTTTAGTTGTTACTTGATAACTGTTAGTTGCGGGTTGCCAAACAAATTTAACCAACCAGCTGGCATCTTTTCCAGTACTAGACGAGTCTCCTGCATAATCAAACATATGTGGCACACTTGCATTAGTATCAACTGACAAGTAGTTTGGATCGTAATTTTGATTTAAATTACTACCTTGAATAATATTCCATGTTCTAGATGCCGGGGCAATCGTTAAACCAAAAGATTGTTTTGATAAACACAGGCTAACAATGTTTTGTTCAAACGTAAATCCTAATGAATTTTCATATGCAGGAACAATTTCAACTGGTTCAGAATTTGCCGGAACTACATTGGAAAATATAATTGGTCCAGTCCCGTCACTTAAATTTCCAAGTCCATTATTAGATCCTGTTCCAATAACTTGTTGAACAGTACTCCAGAAATATCGAGTGGCATTGTAAACTTGATTGGCAGTAAACGACCCATCCGGTAAGAAATATTGTATGTTACCATTAACATCATTAGGTGCAATAAATTTTATCATAGCCCCTGGGGTAATATAATATGTTGCATACGAAATAGATGAATATTGTGGTCCAACTGCCATAGGGAATGATCCATTCGCAGACGGAGATCCTGTAAAATATCCTCTACTTTGTCCAGTTACCACATTTGATAATTTCCAAGATAATTGAAGTAAAGGATCAACGGTAATAGGTTTTAAAGTCCGGTAAGTGTCAAGATAAAAAGAATATAACCCTGAATTGTTAATTTGAGGTAATAACTCGGTTTTTATTGCAGACCAAATATCATTTTGACCAGAAAAACTAAAATTAAAATTTGTGCTAGTTGTATTCTTGGCTAGTATACCATCGTCACAGAATATATTTGTAGAACTATATCTACCACTGACATCACTAAGATCAAAATATTTGCTAATACCACTACTTACTCTATTAACACTTTTTATTTTTACAATATTAGTTGTATATGTTAATGGTGCAATATTATAATCCTCACCAGTAACCATACGATTTTGTGTATAATATGCCTGCGGAGCGTTTTGTTTAATAGTTGTGTTTGACTCTGGACCAGTACTGTTGCTTACAGTATATTCTAAATTTAAAATTAAAGTTAAATTTTGATTTATGCCAGATTTATCTACATAAGGAATATTGACAGTAATGCCTGACATCTGTTCAGGCTTAATAGTATACGATGCGCCATTACTTTGACGATAGAATAGTTGGAATTGACCATTCGGTAAATTACCAAAACTGCCATCTGCAAAGTTTAAATCAATTTGATCTTGATCACGAGTAGTTACACTATAGATAGATCTATTAGTTTGTATTAAACTGTTGTATATAACACTATTGCCAGAAATTGCAGGCACCTTGGTCCAAAGTTTAGAATATTTTCCATTGTTGGTCAACTCCCATAACCAAACGTCTGTGTTATTGATGTTGCTGACATTGATGCCAACAATTTCATTAGGAACTGGGTTGGCTAAAGTAAATGAGCTGGCTGACAATGTGCCTTGTTTGAATAGTGCAAAAAATCCAGTTCCTTGACTACCTGAACCTTTGTTGTCATTTTGATAGACAAGACTTACAGGATTGCCTGGTTTAGGAGTATCTTCGTAAATATAATCTTGTCCAGCAAACGTTGCTGGCACAATTTCAAAATTCATAGAAGAACCATTAATATTTTGTGGGAAACCATAGACTGGAACATCAGTATTTGAACTGTTAATCAAATATTGTTCACTCATAACGCCGCCAATGATTCCGTCAGCAACTGGGCTACCAAAGGTCATACTGCCAGGCATGGCTGAATTCATTATGGTTAAAAATTGACTAAACCATTGTGGGTTTGTGGGGTCATTCCATAGGATAATATTGTTGGAAAGATTGTTACCAGTTGCATCAATAACATTACCAGTTGTAGCAATGGCAGTGATTTTTAACAATCCGCTAGCTGGCACATTACGCTTAGGAATGTAACTGACCAATTGTGCAAGACGTAGAATACTGTCTCGGCGTTGTGCTGTTTCTAAAAAGTTTTCTCTAGCATTTAAGTCAATACGGAAACTTAAATTCTGACCTAAATATGCGATTAGATCAACTAACGCAATGTATTCACTGCTTTCAATATAATCGTTGAAATCTTCTGGGTAATTTTCTTGCAGGTATGTAATTAAGATACGACGTAGTGTGTCAAAATCATAGCTTTGAAATTCTGCGTTGGGGCTAGACCGATATATCTTGGTCCAATCTTCTGTAACTAATAATTTTGAATTGGTTGATGGTATTGTCATAATCTTTTATCTATAACGTATTTATTGTGGCTATTAACCACGTAGATTATTGTACCGCCAAACCAGTGTGTTTGTTAAAAGTTAACCGCATACTTGTTGTTTGGTCAGTTCCAACTAGTTGTACAGTTATTTCAACAAGATATCCACCGGGTTGATCATTCACATTAATCTGTGTAGGGGTAATTCTAGGGTCACTGGAACAAATATTTTGTAAATCTGTTACCAGTAAATCATGAACATCAGGGGTCATTGGTTCTTCTAACAAGTCCCAAACAATCGTACCAAATCCTGGATTCATTACTCGTTCACCCTTCTTTGTGTGAAATTGATTTAATAAATCTTGTTGTATTAGGTCAAGATCATACAGTTTAGAATTAGTATTTCCAATGTCAATACTACTGAACCCATTATAAAACTGACTAGTTTTGGGGGCCTGCTTGTATAAAGATGCGGCTGTGGTAATTTCAAGTGATTTATATGGCATGGTATACTATTTATTGTCCTGTTTTTATGGGTTTA